ATACGAGTTATAGCCAGTGACCGCTTCGTAGGAACCACGGATCGGCGTTGAGCCCGCCGTGCCCGAGAAGGTTCCCGTGGCGACCTGTGGGTACGACGTGATCCCCTTATTGGCCCAGCGGTATCCATAGGACGTCGCGGGGGTCTGCAAGGAGCGCTTCCGCCGCTCCGCATCGACGCACACAGGGTTCTTCATGGGCGTCCCGAAAACGTCGCTGACGCACTTCTGCTCGTCGCCGGACTTAACCCATACCTCGCCTAGGGGGTACTTGTCCGAGGGCTTCCCAAGCGCAGCCACGGCGTCGTCGATGTGCATCCCGAGGAACCGGGCCTCCATGCGCTGTTGGGCCTTCATCGGGGTCATCGCGCAGGCGGACATGAGGGCGACAGTGGCGGCGAGGACGACCTGGCGGAGCATGGGGAAAACACCTTGATTCATGGGGCGGTGAGTATAAGGGCAAGCATAGGAGCATGGGCAGGAGCAAGAGAACCTATAGAGTCTTTAGGGGTACGTAAAGTCTCCTGTAGATCCTCATGGGCACCGTGGGCAATCACCCCCTACCTCCCTCCAAGCCTGAGCCTGGGGGAGGTGGATGGTGATGCCCGCTCTACCGTTTTCGACTCAGTTGTAGCGGTCGGGGTTTGCCAGGACTTCCTGGCGCTGGTCTTCCAGTGTCGAGAAGTTCTCCCGGATCTGGCTCCAGAGTTCCGGCAGGTGGTTGCTGCACAGCTCGATACCGGCACAGATGGGGATCAGGAACGCGGCCAGGATGTAGAAGGCGACCTTGTTCTTCGAGGTGAGCTTGATGAGCTTGACGGTGGTGTTGCGGACGAAGTTCTTCATGGGGTTCTCCAAAGGGTGATTTCGAATGCCCGACGATTCGTCAGGCCGGGATTGACTCGGACGGTTCCGTCCTTGAGCGTTTCTTTGTTCCACCGCGCAAGCTCCCGAGGGACCGACGCGTAGTCGCCCTGGTTGAGGAGTCGCAGGATGGTGGAGGTCTTCAGGCGCGAGGCGCCGAGGTTGAACACGAAGGACACCAGCACGATGCGCTGGTTGGCCGTCAGGGGGACGCGGACGAGCTGGTCGACCGCGCGGCAGGCCGTTAGAGCGTCGGCCGTCAGGAGCGCCCTGGAGCAGTCCTTGGTGATCGTCAGGCCTTTTACGACCTCGGGGCCGGTGTGTCCGACGCCGATGGTCCAGACACCCTTGGTGTCCTTGTAGGCCTCAAGCCGTTCACCCTCGACCTTCAGTAGGAAGGCGATGAGGGCAGGGGTTATAGTGACGGTGGTGATGGTTCCTCTGGTGGTCATGTGATTGAGGCAGATGAGCGCTGCGAATCGTGCAAAGTGGGCTACCACGCTCCCTTCGAGCGGTTTGAGAAGGTTGCGGTGGTGAAGGACGGCCCGGCCCTCCTTCAGCGATGCAGCGTCTGCGGGACGTACTGGCTGGAGACGCTTCACGACGCTAGACAGATGGGCTGGGACGAAGCGTTTCGTAGGTTTCCGGAAATGGTGCCGGTGGTGGCGAGATGACCGAACTGACGAATTCCCAGGAGGCCCTGTACGCCCTGTACGCCCTGTACGCCCTGTACGCCCTGGCGGTGATGTCGGGGGTGCTCGCGTATTGCCCGAAGCACCATGCGTACTACAGGGGCTCAGCGGCCGTTGAAGACGCCATGTCGTACTACGACAGGCACCTCGGCGAGATCCGCAAGTTCTTTGGGTCGCCGGTCGCGTTCTACACGGCCCTGAAGCACGCGCGGTCCATACACCCTGAGCAGTTCTGCCGGAGGTGTACGACCGCCGTGGGGTTCAACTGACGAGTCGATACGATTACGATCCGTCGGCAGCAAACGGCTGCGAGGAGGGGATCAGGAATGAACGACAATGCAACCATGGAGCAGTTGAACGCCTCCTTGGAGATCGCAGTGGCGGCAGGGGCGGTTCACGTCTGCCGAAAGCATAGGTATCCCAGCTACTACACAGGGTCATGCTCGGTCGAAGCCGCATTCGACTACTACGACGAGAATAGGACCAAGTACGCCGACATGTACCGATCCGATGAACAGGCAAAGCGGTTCCTCGGCGGCGCCATCGACTCGGTCGTAGGCCTGCGTCCCGAGAAGGACTGCTTCGAGTGCAACGAAGGCAGTCACGTGTTCCCGGTGAATTAGTAGTTGTCGAAGAAGTTCGGAGCGGCCTGTGAGTAGCCCAGGACGCTCTCTTCGAACCTGCGGTACTCCAGCTCCATGAGTTCCTCCATGCGACGGTCTTCCTCACGGGAGATGTCGCGGTTCAGATACTCGGTCCAGTACGCGACGGCCATTGCGAGCGCGTCGAGCCTGTCATCGTGCCGCAGGGCGCCACGGTCCCGCGTGATGCGGGTGAGCTGGTGGAAGAGCTGGAACTTGGGGTCGCTCTTCTGGTCATTGCGGAGCAGGGCGGCGTCGACGACCAGGCGGTGCTGGTTCATGACCGGCTCCAGGGTGTCGATGATCCGCTTCTCCTTCTGGCCGGTGCTGCGGACCTCCTCGACCATGCACGGGTAGATGCGGCGGAGCACAGGCTCCAGTAGCTTTACGAACATGCCGTCGCCGAAGTTCGACTCGACCAGGATCAGCTTGACCTTCTCGGCCCTCGCCACGTGCGCGATGTTCTCCAGGGCAGCGTCGTCGTAGCCTCCAGGGAGACCACCGGCACGCCGCAGGAACACCATGCCGCGCAGCATCTTCGTCACGGCGTAGCCCGTCTCGTCACCGCCTCGGCCCGAGGGGTCGATAGCCATGACGGAGCCGGTGTACTCCTCAACGTCCTTTGCGACGTACATGGGCCGGTAGAGGCGGTCACCCGTGAATCCAACGGCAGGGATGTCGTTGATGGTGTGCTCAGGGGAGGACGCCCACATAATTCGGATGGGAGCCGCCTCGCGGTCCACGTCCATCGTGATGAGGTCGCTGAGCTTCAGCGGGTAGCGCTCGCTGTCCGACAGCGTCGTGTCGAGCATGAACTGGAGCATGAAGCCCGAGCGTCCATAGGACGCCTCACGCTTCATCAGGTCTTCCTCATGGAACCGCGAGGGCTCCACAGGTTTCCAGGCGAGTGAACTGTCGTTTTCGAAGCGCTGCACCAGGTACGGAGCGATGCGCCCGCTGTACTGTTCGAGATGCTTACGACTCTTCGGGAACCGAGCAGGCCACACGCGGATCTCGTAGCCACGGTCGGGGAGCTGGTTGTAGATCGACTCTTCGGTCTGCGGTGTGCCCAGGTAGATGATCTCGGCGTCCGCCAGGGGCTTGAGAATTGCGTCGAACTCCTTAATGAGTTCCGACAGCTTCTCGCGCTGGGACACGGTGGCCGAGTTCTTCACCACCTCGACGTCGTCCGCGATGATCGTGTCTGCACGGGAGCCCGTGAGCTGGCCGGTGATGCCGACGGACTTCACGGACGGGGACTGGTCGGGCAGGGCCGGACCAACGTCGAAGGCCAGGTTGGAGTTGCGCTGGTCGCCACGGGGCTTCAGGTGCGCAAGCTCCGGGACGGTCTCGATGAGGCGCTTCACGAAGATCGAGAAGGCATCCGCACGATCCTTGGAGGCCGAGACGACCAGGATCTTGTGCTGAGGGTTTCGCCAGAGGAGCCAGCAGACGTAGGCCGCTGTGAGCCAGGACTTGCCGATGCCTCGGAACGCTTCGATGACACGCCGCCGTGGGCCGCGCTGAAGGTAGACCGAGATGTCGTACTGAACCTCCGTGGGGGCCGGGAGGTTCAGGTGTCGCCAGATGTGGAAGACGAAGTTGCGGAAGTCGTCGAACGGGTGGGGATCAGGATGCTCGTTGCAGAAGCGCCGGCTAGCTTCGTCGGCGTCATGCTGCGAGGTGCTCAATGCACCCCGTCAGCCTGCGGGTCGAACGGGTACTGGTTGAGCTTCTCGGTGAGGGCCTTGGTCGCCGAGCCAGGCGCAGGGACGGCTTCGATGCCGTTGTCCTTCACGAACTGGCGGGCGACGCTGAGGAGCGCGGCGAGGCCCTTGCCATCGCTGGGCATCTCCGAGATTGCCTCGGTGAGCTTTTCTGCGATGGCGGTGTGCAGGGCGCCGAGCGATTCCTTGGAGGCGGCCATTACTTCGAGAGGAACTTCTGGAAGAGGCTCTCGACGGCGGACGAACCGAGGCTCGACAGGACGCACGCGACGCCGATGGTGGCGTTGGGGGAGATGTCCGGGAACATCAGGGATGCAGCAGCGGCGCAGAGACCGAGGGCGCCCGAGATGATTGCACGCGCGATGACAACGCGTGCAGTGATCTTCTCGGCGGAAGCCAGGAGCTTTCCGATGCCGACGACGGAGCCGATGGTCACCAGGGTGACCGCGAGTTTCGTATCGGAGTTCATGAGGGTCGTGTTGCGGGATTAGTTCCAGGTGACGGTGAAGTCGGAGATGGCCGACGAAATCCCATCGGAGACGGTCCAGCGGTATACGCCGGACCTCCGTGTGGTGTTTGCTTGAACGTTGGTTACTGTGAAGGTCGCACGGTTACCCGACACGGAGCTGGGGAAGTTCGTGTCACCGCCAAGGAAGTCCAGGCGGTAGCTCACGTTGCCGTTGCCGCCCGAGATGGAGCATGTCGAGCTGCCGACGGTGAAGGTTCCCTTCTGACTTCCGAAGCTCGACACGTTGTTGCCGTAGGCGCTTAGTGGGACGTAGTTGGTGGCGCCTCTGAACTGCCCGAGCACGAGAAGATCCGGGTTATCGGCAATGCCGTAGTTCTGTGGGATGTTGGGCACATACCCGCCGTTTCGGTAGTACGCCCGGAGATTGCCGGGGCCGCCGAACACCCTCTGAAGCTCAGAGAGTGTCGGGGATTGGCTGACGGTCGCCACTAGGCGATGCCAGCCTTGTCGAGGCGCTCGCTGAGCTGGAGAACCGCTTGCGCGAGAACGGCGACGAGCTGCGGAGACGCAACACTACCGACGTTGGGGACGTCCTCTGTCCCTTCGGTTCGTTGCGTGGCGTCCGGAAGAACGGCCTCCACCTCATCGTGGATAAAGCCGTACTCATAGCCGACAGGCTCCATAGCGATGTTGTGCTTCAGGTAGTGCCGAGGCGGCATCTTCCGGAGAACATCCACAGCGTCGAAGTCGAGATCCTTGATCTCGGTCTTCAGGCGCCGGTCGGACCAGATTTGGAAGTCAGCACCGAGGATGACGCCGTTGTCGCCGAAGATGTTGACGACGGCGCTATAGGGACTGTTGACGAACTCGATCTGCGAGCCGTTGCCCCTGACGTAGCGAGAACCGAGAGCGAGATCGGACTGAATTGCTGCACGACCGTTGAACGTCACCGTGTGGGCGAAGGTCACGGCGCCGGTCGAAACCTTCACGGTGAAGGGCCGTAGCGCGTTCCAACTCCCATATGCGTCGTTCGCGTTTGTCATCATCAGGTACAAGTCGCTGCCGTCCTGCCTCCAGAAGACGCCGTAGGGGCCGTAAGCGATACGGAACGAGTTCGCGTTGAGGGAAATGACTTCGCCGTTGGTCGTGGTCGTCCCTTGGAACACGGTCTTGTTGCTGGCTACCACCAACCCATTTGCGTTACCCGTGAGAAGCGGGCCACCCACGCCGAGCATGATCCCGCCGTCGCCGGTAGACGTTTGACCCTGGATGCCGATGGTGTTTGCACGGTCGATATCCACGATCATCGCGTCATTACCGACGTAGTAGGCTGGGCCTGAAATGCCGCCAGCGCGGAACGCTGTTGCAGTGACTTCGCCGGTGACCGTGCCGCCAGTCTTCGGCAGCTTCGCATCCAGAGTCGCCTGGAGATTCACTACGTCCGCGATGGCGTGCGAGTGGTTTGCACCGGCCTTCCCATCAAGGACCGTCTGGAGCCCAGTGATATCCGCAGGGACGAGGGTGACGTTGCCGACTTTACCCGCGACCGCCGTGACGGACTCGGTGTTGTCGATCAAGTCCCAATCGACGCCATTGTGGACAATGTTGTCGCCCACGCGGTACATGACGGGGCTCGTGGTGCCAGCGCCATCCCAATCCAGGGTCGCATCGAGGCGTGGTGCTTCCGCCAGGGTCACGAGCCCGGCTGCGTTGACCGTATAGTCGGTGACAGTGACGGGGCCGGTAGCCGTCTGGATGAAGGCGCCATCTTTGGACAATGCGCCGACGTCACACCACTCGAAGCCGCTCTCGCCGGGAACAGCGGTGCCCTGGAAGTACGCCACCAAGGCTCCGGTGCCGACGTAGGTAGCGGTGAAGCGGAACACCTGGTAGGAGTTCGTGAGGGTGATCGGGGCACTGAGGGCAGACTCAAGGCAGAAGCGGATCTTCTCGCCACCTTTCAGGCCTCGCATCGCGATCACGAAGTCGTAGGTGGTGCCATTTGTCAGGGCTTGCGCACTGCCCGACCAGAAGGGACCGAAGCCCCCAATGGTGTTTGTAGCCACCACGCGAGTCGCCTGGGTTCCACCGCGCGGGTCAGAAACGCCTTCGGTCAGGGTGACGTTGGCGGCACCATTGATGCTACGGCGTGACGGGCCGTTCGAGGGCCAGATGAAGTTCGTGCGCGGGTTCGGGCTCAGGGCAACGCTGCCCTGCCAGTCAGTGCGACGAAGCGCGGTGATCGCAATGCCCGTCGTGATTGCGCGACCGGCGTCGTCCAGGAGCTGAAACGACTTGTTGGTTCCGTTTGGGGCATCGAGCTTCGCCGCCTTGACGGCAACATTCTCAGGCGACGCGAGGCCCCCGCCGATGATCTTGTAGAAGGCGCCCTTCTTTGCTCCAGAGGGCAAGGTGCCCTTCGACGCATCCCAGGCCCCGAGGTACACCAGAGAGCCCGTAGCGAACGACTGGGCTTTCTTCGCCCAATGCTTCGCTGAGAATTCGCCAGCTTGTACGGGAACGTCTTCAGCGTTCACGGCCCATGCCTGCGAGAGGTTGCGCGAACTCAACGCGTCACCAGCAGCGAGAAGGGCAGTGGACGCACTTGCAGCCGAGTCGTCGGCTTCGTCGCCGGACAGCGCTGCACTCGTCGCGGACTTGGTAGCGCTGTCGGCGCTCTGCTTCGCACAAGCGGCCGATGCCGCCGCACTTCCCGCAGAGGCCTTGTTAGACGCTTCGGAAGCCGTGGCGGACGCGGCGGAGTCATTGGCCGACTGCGCGCTGGCTGCTGCCGAGTCGTCCGACCGAGCGGCCGAAGCTTCGGAGTTGGCAGCAGCAGTGGCCGAGTCGGCGGCGCTGCGCTGTGCGTCCACAACCAGGGACGTAATGTAGCTCGCGGTCTCCTTAACTCCCGCCAGTTCGCCGGTCAGGTCGTCGGTCATTGCCGCGACGCGCTTCTGTAGCTCGGGGAACGACGGGATCTCGTGATTCTTGTCGACGCCATCGGTGACCGTGACGAGCCCCTCGGGCTGCGTGAGGACCGCGATCATCTGGCCCTCTCGGCGGTCCCAGCGATCCACGAGGGTCGAGAGACGAGCGGCTAGTGAGGCGTTGCTCACATAGCCGGGTGTGTCATTGGTGGCGATAGTTACCTCAGTCCGAATGCGTATGCAGTGACCTGCGTGACCAGGAAGTCCTGGGGGCGAGTATTGGAGTACGGGTCGAGTCCGATGCGGACGCGATAGGTCGTCGTCGAGCCCGTTGGGGCGTCGAAGGCGAGCAGGGAGTCGAAGTCGGTGGCTCCCCCCTGGATGTAGTGGTTGTGGACCTTCACGAGCTGCCACGCACCACCTGCGTACTTCTCCAGGTAGATACCGCCAGTGGCACCGCCGCCAGGGTTGTTGATCTTGCACTCGACGTGGATGACCGGCAGGTGGACCTGACCGAGACGTGTCGGTGCTGGGAGATCAAACTGCACTGGCACGCCGCCCGCGCTTGCGGGGACGCTTCCGGTCCACGACGCGGTCGCCGTCGACTGGAGCTGGTCGATCATGTTCTGTGCGCGGATGGTGCCGTTGAACGCAGCGTTGCCGCCGCGGTCGAACCAGACGACAGCGTTGTTCGCGTTCTTCACGCCAGAGCCGATCCAGAACGGCCAGGGGTCGTTCGGGTTGTTCGTGATCTCGACGCGGAACTCGCCGGGATTGATGACGTTCCCCCAGGCGTCCAGGGAGTACGTGCGGAAGATGCCGCCGTTCACCTCGCCCATGTTGGCCGAGATGGCCGATAGGGAGTTCGTGGAAATCTTCTGCGCCGTAATGGAGCCGTCGACGATGAGCTGCCCGGTGATGCCGACAGTGTCGACGCCTCCAACGCGGCCAGCGACGAACGGATAGCGGACGATGCCGCCGCCCGCAGGTGACGCGAAGGCGAAGCGGTCCGCGAGGACGGTGAAGGTCGAGCCACCTGTGGAGGACACGCCGAGACCGATACCCGCCACGACGGGCGTGCCGTTGATGAGGCCCGCATTGATCTTCACGGACCAGTTGGCTTCCCACTTGGGATTCCCGCCAGGATCTTTGGAACCGTCAACGAGCGCTTCGAAGCGCTGCTGGAGCATTGCGTATCCGCCAGAGGCCCATGCTTCAACCTGCTGGGTCGCGATGGTCTTGGCCTGGTCCTTGGATGCGTAGGTCGTTGCAACCTGCTGATAGATGGCCTTCGTGGTGTCGTCGTCGGCGTTCTTGTAATCCGATTCGAGCTTGGTGATCGCCTGGGCGCGCGACTCGGTCTCCGTGGCGATTGCCTCGCGGACCTCAGTGATGTGCGTCTCAGCGTTCCCGAGGGCAGCGTTGAGCTGCGTGATCTCGGTCGTGCGTGCTTCGGTCTCAGTCGCGAGCGCCTGTTGGACCTTGATGAGCTGGGAGGCAGCGCCGTCGAACTGAGCGAAGAGTTCGGTTGTCTGCTGGGCGAGCGACTTGGTGTCGTCGTGCAGCACCGTGATCTCGGTCTCGGCGAACGCAACGCGCTGGTCGACCTTGCGACGCTCGTTGAAGCGCTGGTCGCTGCGGATGATCTCTTCGAGTAGGGTTTCCGCAGTGGAGTCGATGGGCTCGATGCGGTCCAGGAGGAGCTGCATGATCGGCGACTTCATCACCGCGTCCACGATCTGCTGGAGCGCGGGGTTGGGAGTGCTACCGTCCGGCATGGGCCAGCCGGAGCCGCCACCGGGGAGTCCTTGGCCGCCGTAGGTGCCGAAGTCGAGCTGCTCCTGGAACATGTAGAGCAGCTGCTTCGTATTGAGGTTCAGGTCGCTCGCGGGGAGCTGACCACCGTCGCGGTACACAGCCAGCATGTCATCGCGCCTGGTGAAGCGGCGGGCGGTGATGAGGATCTGGTCGGGCACCTTGGCGGTGATCTGGAATTCGGTCGCGGAGAGCCACTTAACGGGCTGCTCCACAGCATCCCCGACTTCCCCTGCGAACACATGGAGGTCTTCCAGGTGCAGGTAGGGGAAGGGGATGGTGTAGGTGGCACCTTCCTCCGCCAAGTACATGATGAAGGAGTAGCCACGGGCTAGGGGTTGCATGTATCTCCGAGCGGTTAGTGAGGGAGGTCGCCCTCCGGTAGCTGCTTAGCTGCCCAGGAGAGGCCGTTACGAACGCCGGTGACGTTCTGGAACCACAGAAGGGACATTGCGTCCTTCGCCTGCTTCGACGTGACTCGCGAGTTGGGATCGAGGGCGGCCACTGCGGTCTTCGGGAGACTCCACAGGGCACGGCCGGTCGCGAGGGTAGGGATGCCTTGCACACCCGAGTCGAGGCCGGTAGAGCGTCCGTAGGCGAACACAGGTTCGTCGTCGTAGCCCATGGCCTTCTTCACGCCGAGATCGTGCGCGACGGTGTCGATCATGAAGGGGAGGATGGACGAGTAGCTCGACTGCTGGATCGCCTGCTTTGTCAGGTTGTCCCACTCCATCAGCTTCGTCCGCTTCTCCGGATCGCCCGTCGTGTTGAGGTAGTTACGCGCCGCCATGCCGATGCCAGCGAACAGCGTCGACCCCATCCACATGTGGGCCATCTGCCAGTCACGCATGTGCAGTCCGTGGAGGAGCACCGACGTGTAGGAGTTGGTCATGAAGGTGCGGAACTGGGTGAAGATTCTGCCGGTCGCCGAGTGCATGAGCTGGACGGAATCGCCAACGCCACCTTCGCCGATCGTTCTCTTCGCCGTGCGATTCACGTACAGGGAAAGCAGGCGCTTCTCGTCGGCCGTCCAGGAGCCCCAGGAGCCCGCGATGTCATGGACGCTCTTCAGGCCCTTTAGACGCGCGAAGATGGTCGCTTGGTCCTTCGCATCGAGACCGCCTGCACGGAGACGGCGCACCATGCTTGCGGACAGGCCCTCTTTGTTGGCGAGCTGCACGAGGCGCGCGGCAGTGCCGACACCAGCGAAGCCCTGTAGGAACTGCTGCATCGGGGCGATGCCCGACACGACGCTCATGTAGCGCTGGCCGTACTGCATACCTCGGTCGAGCTTGTTGAGGCTTCGACCCACCGCGGAGTCGTTACGCCACACGGATTCGCCCACGGCATCCAGGCGGAGGTAAGGCTGGTTCCGAACGAAGTCCGTGCCGAGGCCCGTAACGTCCGCGAGCCAGGCGGCCTCCTCGTTGTTGAAGTTGCCCATACGCATCTTCTTGACCATGTTGACGGCGGCGGGGGCCGCCTTGAATGCGTTGCGCACGCCGACGGCGCCGAGGACGCTGCCCACGCCTTCCAGCATGGTGAAGCCAACCTGGCCCATCGTGGTCATGAAGTTCTGCGAGCGGATCAAGCGGGAGCCGCGAGTCCACGCAGAGTTCGGAGCGTCCGAGGTGGAGCGTCCGAGGATGGAGTTGAAGGTGATGTCGAGCGCGCGGCTGAGGTCGCCGTCGCCCGCTTTCTTGCTGTGCTGGAGTGCGAGCTGTTTGTACTTGTCGAGTTCGGCCTGCGTGCCGATGTTGGCGTGCTTCTTCAGGGCGGCCCAGCCGGACATCTCGCGGATGTAGTCGGGCACCAGGTTGTCGACGTTGTTCTCCAGGAGGTCCGCGATATGGACCTGGTGGGTGTTGCCCAGGTCGTCGGTCAACGTGGCCCCGAAGGACTCGTCGAGGTCGATGCGGCTCTTGGCGCGGGCGTGGGTTGCCCGCTCGCCCGCTTCCTTCTCCAGCTTGCCTACGAGGGCGTCGATCTTCTGAGCGTCCACACCGGCCTCTTGGAGCAGCTCGCGGACGCTGGATGCATCAGCGGCGGCCAGGGTGCCGTGAAGGTCCGATGGGCCTCCCATGGCCTTCTCGTAGCCGCGCTTGAGCCAGGCCTCGGACACCTCGTGCAGAAGATCCTCGTTGAGAGCCTCGCCGGGCGCCAGGTTCTTCACCCATGCGGATCGCATCGCGGGCTTCACCAGGTTGTCGCGGATGTTGTCGAACGCGAGTCCCTTGGTGGCATTGAGGTCTGTGTAGCCCTTGGCGCTGAAGATGCGGGGCAGGTAGCCGTTGCCGTTGAACTCCTTTTCGAAGCCGGGAACTCCGCTTGCCCGCAGTTCGTCGGCCATGCGCTTGAAGGTGCTGGCGACCCGCTGTGCGGATGCGACCACCTCAGGTTCCATGTCCTGCGCTACGCCACGGATGTAGTAGCCCACCGACTCGTTGAAGCTCTGGCGGGCCACGTCGCCGCGCACGCCGGTCTTCTGCGAGAACTTGGCCCACTCCTGCTCGACCGTCTTGCGGTACTCGCCGTGGACCGCCTGGTCCAGGAGGGTCGACTCTTCGGCGGCCGTGAACTTGACGGCGACGTTGCGATCCGTGAAGCCGACGCTGTCCTTCAGGAGCTTGCGGCCTAGGTCACGCATGACGGCGGACTTGCTGCCGCCGAGTCGGCCAGCGATGTCGCGGCGGATCGTCGACTCTTTGAGGAACCTAGGGAGGAACTTGTCGACCCTCTTCGAGACGCCCGTGCCGCTGCCAGTGAAGGCCGAGCGGATGCCCGCGTTCGCGTAGGCGTCGTCGAGGATCTTCTGCTGCCACTCGGGTGTACCGACAGCCGGGCCGTCCAAGGTATCCACGACTGAGCCAGGGACGCGAGCGGCGCCCATGCTGTCCGTTGCGGTCTGTGCGGCCTCAGCAGGAGCGGTGTGCTCCCTGACGACCTTGTTGACGCCTGCTGCGGCCTCGGCGAGTTCGCCGGAACGGAAGCCGAAGACGCCGCCCGTCAGGAACCCGAAGGCCCCTGCGGAGACCAGATGGCTCGTGTCGATCTCCGGGTCGTACTGGGACACGAAGGCCTCGGTGCCGACGTTGGTCGCACCGGCCACGACGCCAGAACGCACGGCGTTGACCAGACTCGTTGCGCGAGCCCCATAGGCCAGGCCGCCCGAGGCGTACCCTATGGCGACCATGGACGGGTCGAAGAGGGACGCGGCGGCATTGCCGAGGAGGCCGTATTGGGCCGAGTCTTCCTGCGCCTGCTTGTTCTGCATGGCGAAGGACATGAGGAGGTCGGCGTGCTCGGCGGACGTCGCACGCTCCAGGAGTTCCGTTTGGTTCTCTAGGCCAGCAGCGCGCCACTTCTCGATGAAGGGGTTGAGCGCGTCGCCGTAGAAGTTCTCGTCGCGCGGGACGCCACGTTCCTGAAGGGCGCGATCAGCCCACGCAATGGGGCCTTGGACGATCTTTGCGCCGATCAGGTCGGTGAAGTGGGTGTTGTCCTTGGTGACCTGTGCAGCCGCTTCGGCCTTCCTGGCCTGGCCTTCGAGGACAGTGACGCCAGCAGACGGCACCGGGCGGACGTATTCGCCGTCCTGGGCGTAGATGCTCGGGAGCTTATCCACTGGCGTTTCTCCTTAGTGCTGTGAGGTGATGAAGTCCGCGAAGGACTGGACGTGGTTGGTGGGGTCTTCGATGTACTTCTTGAGCTTGCCTGCGCCTTCGACGTGCTTCTGGTTCGCGGGGTTGAGCGCGAAGCCGCTGGTATCACCGGGCTTGATCGCGTTCGCCTGTTGGCCCAGCTTCACGGAGAGGCGCTTCACCGCATCGGGCGTCAGGTCTTCCGACGACTGCCCGAACGCCTTGAACGCTTGCTCGTTGCGGACTTTCTTGTCGTCCTCTTGCTTCTTCCAGGCGGAGTAGTTGGCCCGTGTCGCGGACGGGATGACATCGACGAAGGCGGTCTTCGTGACGGGCTTGCCATCGGCGCCAGTGGTCGTGACCTCGTGCGTGACGTCCAGAGGGACACCACCGGCCGCGAAGTATTTCAGGCGCCACTTGTCGGGACTGCCCGGGACCGGAACGAACCACACGGGGTCGTCCTGGCCGACGACGTTCTGTGCGACCAGTCGGTCCTTCCACATAACGCTGGCTTCCGTCATGGCCTCACTGGTGCCCTTCTCGACACCGTCGCCGGTTCCGTAGGAGCGGACGAGGCGGTCGCCGACGCGAACGTAGTCAGCCTTGACGCGTTCAAGTGCTGTCTTCGCAGCGACTTCCGGAGGGATGCCCTGCTGCACCATGTTGCGCACACGGAGCCTGTAGGCCGAGTCCATCTCGGTGAGGTTCGCGATGGGAGTGTCGGACTGCCAGAAGTGGGGAGCGTCGAAGTCTTTCGGCTTCTGGTCGTCCACCAGCTTCATTGCTTTGGTGATGTTGGTGTTGACGGTCTCGTTGTCGAGGTTGCTTCCCATCTTCACCTGCGACCACGCCTGCGGGCCGGTAGCACCGAGGGCGCGTGCCTGCTGGTACTGGGTGATGCGGGCGAGGGTCTTGTCGTCGACCTGGGCGGATGCCCACGAGGGTGAGATGTTCTGCATGTGCTCGAAGATGCTGACGTAGCGTTCCGCGCGCTGCGGGTCGCTCTCGTCGATACTGCCGAGCAAGGTCTTGAGCGCAGGGATGGGGGCGCCTGTGCGGGCCGAGTGTTCAAGCACGCGCATCATCTCGGGGCTCTGTTCGCCCTTCTGAAGCGCGGCGGTGAGTGCGCGGTCGCCCGCCTTCTCCACGTCGTCCTTTTTGATGCCAGCGGCCAGCTCGCGAGCGGCGTCGTGGTTCATCCACGCGAGATCGGCTACACGCTCGTCATGGGCCTTGGCGGCCTTGGCGGCGAGACGCTCACGCGCTTCTGCGGACTGGCGGATCTTCGCGGCGACTTCTGCGGCGCTCTTGTCGTTCCGCTTGCCCCATTCGGTGGCCCGAGCCGCGCCCAGGATACCCTTGTCGGCGAGAGCGTCGATCTGGACCGTGTCGGCTACCTCCTGGTCGTAGCGGGCCTTCTTAGCTCGCTCGTCCTGGATACGCGTGCCGACGTCGGCAGCGTGGCGCAGCTCTTCGGCGTGCTCCGGGATCTTCGCGAGCGGCGTCCGGCCGGGGGCTATCGGCGTCTCCAGGAGCGCCTTGCCCTTCTCGATGTCGATGTCGCCAGAGGCCATGGCGGCCTTCAGCGCGGTCACGGCGGAGTGTTCGATCTGGTCTTCCGTCAGGCCCTTGTTGAGACCGTAGTCCCGCCAAGCGCCCAAGGTGCTCGGGTCGAGCATGTGGCCGGTGCGGAGGCCGTCGACGAGGTAGGCCTGGTAGCCTTCCTCCTCGCGCTTCTGCCCCTCAACAATGGACTGCTTCAGGAACGATTCTTTGATCGACGGCTGCTTCTGCGCCATCGCGGTCATGAAGGCCTTGCGGGACTCTTCGGGCAGCGCGTTGTCGGCGAAAAACTGCTCGACGTGCTGCTGCATGACTTCGTCGATGTTCGCGCTGGGTTCGAGCTTGGATAGTGTGGGCTTGAACTGCTCTTCGAAGCGGTTGGCGGCGTTGAGACCGTCGGTCTCTTCGTAGCCCTTCTTCTGGAACTCATTGGCGTTCGCCAGCCACTCGTGATC